GAGAAGGCCATGAACGAAGCCAGACGCCACGCCGCAGATGCTTTAGTCGAGCAGGGCTTAACAATGGTAGATGATTTGGATGGTGGCTCGACAAGCAGTGAAATAGCCGCCACGCGAGAGAAGGTGCAATGGCGTAAATTTATGGCAAGCTCGTACAACCAAGATAGATATGGCACGAGGCCACAAACAAACGTAAATATCTCAGTTGGCGACATGCACCTAGACGCCCTACGCAAAGTTAATTCTGACTTGGCGGCTATCCATAAAGAAGATCTGGAACGCGAAGCCAAAACGATTGACGCAGATTATGAGGATGTATCAGATGAGTGATAACCCGTTAACAGAATTTGTTTTGCGCTATCGTGACGATCCAGTGTTATTTGTTAAAGAAGTGCTGGGCGCTACACCATACGATTATCAGGAAGAGTTTCTCAATGCCATAGCTACTGGCGAGCGTAAAATGTCTGTCAGGTCTGGGCATGGTACAGGAAAATCAACTTCGGCATCTTGGGCGATGCTTTGGTACTTGCTTCTGCGTTTCCCAAATAAGGTTGTCGTCACAGCGCCCACGTCCAGCCAATTGTTTGACGCATTGTTTGCCGAGCTAAAACGATGGATTAACGAGTTACCACCCCATCTACAGCAATTGATTACCACCAAATCAGATCGTGTAGAATTAACGTCAGCCGCATCCGAGGCATTTATATCTGCCAGAACGTCACGCGCAGAAACGCCAGAGGCATTAGCTGGTGTGCATTCCGAGAATGTTCTATTGGTAGTTGACGAGGCATCTGGTGTGCCTGAGAAAGTTTTCGAAGCGGCGGCTGGGTCAATGTCTGGTCACAGCGCAACCACGCTATTATTGTCAAACCCAACAAGATCTTCTGGCACATTTTACGAAACGCAAACCAGATTATCAAAGAGCTGGTGGACGAGGCGATGGTCGTGCATCGACAGCCCACTTGTATCGGAAGAGTTTGTTGAGGAAATGCGTGAGCGATACGGCGAGGAAAGCAATGCATTTCGCATCCGCGTACTTGGCGAGTTTCCATTAGCTGATGACGATACGATCATACCATTTCACTTGGCACAAAGTGCAATACATAGAGATATTGAGATAACGCCAGACAAAAAGCCAATCTGGGGATTAGACGTTGCCAGATTTGGAACTGACAAAACTGCATTATGTAAGAGGTACGGCAACGTCGTCACAGATATTGAGGCGTGGCAGGGATTGGATCTTATGCAAACTGTGGGTCGAGTTATGGCGGAATATGAAAGTTTACAGCCAAGTCTACGCCCAAGCGAAATACTTGTAGATAGCATTGGTGTTGGCGGCGGTGTAGTTGATAGACTGCGTGAGCTGGGTATGCCTGTTCGTGGCATTAATGTTGGCGAAGCTCCAGCGCTGGGCAAGACTTACATGAATTTGCGTAGCGAGCTGTGGTTTAAGACAAAAGGCTGGCTGGAAGATAGATCCTGCAAATTGCCAAAGGACGAACAGCTCTTAGCTGAGTTAACCAGCATTAGGTATAGCTTCACGTCGTCAGGCAAGTTGAAGGCTGAGGGCAAAGACACAATGCGTAAGCGTGGCCTAAAATCACCAGATCTCGCAGATGCACTCTGCCTGACAATGGCCTCAGATGCGACGACTGCATTGTCTGGCAATAATAATAACTGGAATAAATCTATTAAGCGCAATTTAAAGGGAATTGCATGAAAAAAAAATTTTTAAATTTGTCACCCAAGATGAAAAATTTATTGATGGCTAAATGGATAAGGCAGTATGTGCAACGCGGTTTATCTTTGCAGGATGCACAGCACGCCGCAAGGTGGAAAGCTGGCGAGTGGAAGCTCTCAGAAAGAATGCGTAACATACTGGCGTCAATAGATGAATTGTGATATGGTCGCATAATATATATAAAGGCAGTATCATGAAAACATGCAAGGGATGCCCTACCAAGTCTAACTGCAAGGCCAAAGGTATGTGCTTGAATGGCGGCTATGGTAAATAAAGGTATACTAAATTTCCTCAATCAAATTGACGAGGGCAAGCGTAACAAGCGCAATAGCTTTGCGGAGCGTGTTGCAAATTTCTTGACGCCTAATGACGAATTTGAATATCGTGATGGATTGCTGGTCAATCAAGATGGCACATCTGCAATGGATCGTATCGGCGAAAAGACAAGCTACGGCACGTTAGGCCAAGCCAATTTTGCTGGCAATGATCCACTTTCATTTAGCGGATCTGCTGGGTATCATAGAATGCCAGATGGTAGCATGATGGCAAACAGTGATATGGTTGAAGGTTATTCAATGCCATACGGCGTCCAGCCAGATCAGCCTATTGAAATGTCAAACATTCTGCCAGCAGAAGTAATTCGCATAATTCAAGGATCTAATCTTGCAAACAAGCAGGGGTTTATAGAGCTACTGGAATATAAGATGAATAACGAGCCAGAAGATTATAAGAGGGTTATGCTTAACCCAGATGGCCTATCTGAATTAATGGCGCTGTATAACGCAACAAATGAAGCAAGAACGCCTAGCAGGGAAATGTCACCTAGAATACAACAGATGCTAGATGGAATATTTGATGGGACTGCTTGATCAACAAAGTTACGCAGGCTACGCAAATGAAGGCCAGCGCCTTGCAGTAGAGCCAATGAGCTTTACCGCAATGGACGCCGCAAAGTTTGTAGCTGAAGCCACGCCGATCATTGGTGATGCTATGGCGGCTAAGGAAATATACGACGAAATACAAAAGCCAGAGCCTAACTATGGATTGGTTGCTGTTTTAGCTGGTGCATCTCTAATTGGCTTAGTGCCACTTATTGGCGATGCCGCCGCCGCGCCTATTAAGAAAGTTGCAAGAGGCTTACTTGATGTAGTTGATCGCGTTGAAGTTGATCCAAATGCGCTGGGGTCTACGTTTGGTAATCTTAAATTAAGAAAACCAGCAGAAAAAGCAGTTAAAGGAGAATTAGACCCACTTGGTTATCAAAAAGTAAGGATGAAAGATGTTTACATTGATGAAACTGAAGTTAAAGCTAAAGACCTTAAAGAAAAATTACCTAGAGTTGCAAAATCGTGGGAAGAGACTGAGGGCAAAGTTGTTTTACCATTTTATGGAGACAGAAGCTCAGGTGGGCTTCTTGTCGAAGGTATTAACGATATTGTATACGACAAGCCAGTATATACTGAGGGCGGCGTGGACTTTATGCGTGGCCTTGCCGCACAAAAAGATAAAGCAATTTGGGCTTCAAATTCGAACATTATTAAAAGAATTGATGATGTATCTAAAATAGCCTCTGAAAAATTTGATGGTGCGGATGTGCTAGGGGTTACTGGAAGTATGTCTCCAGACGCTAACGACTTTGCAACTATGACAGGTGCATCAATGGGGGAGCTTATAAAGTCTGCCCCAATAACTAAAAAATCTGCTAAAGAAGTTGATGAAATTATGAAATCAATTGATCCTGATTTTGTTGGTGTATTATCGCCTAATATCAGGGAATGGCTAGAAACGACAACGTCACCTAAAAGAAAATCATTTATAAGATTATTAGATAGTAAACCATTTCAAGAGATGGGCTTTCCAAGCTCAGGTTTAGCTAGGTATAGCGTAACTGATGCGACGCAAACAGATATGCCAGCAGGGATGTTTGGGTTAGGCGCGGCAAAAATAGACACAACATCTCCTTTATTATCAAACACAAAAAAAGGCAATTTGCCTGTAGCTAGTGTTCCTCACTCAACATACAATACACAAATTGCAGGCGATTACTTTGGGTCATTACCTCCTGTACCCCAAAAATATATATTTGATGATATATATAATGCAATGGAAGGAAAGTTAGATAAACGTGGCTATCCATTAACTTCAGCAAACATAACTCACGCCATAAAAACAAAGATGCCAGCAGTGATGATGACGCCAGAAAGAATAGAAGGTATTTTAAATTATTTATCTAGGATGGAAAAATGAACGGCTCTGCGTCTTTAATTCTGAGCATTTTGCAGATTACCTCATCAAGATCGTTAAGATCCTCGTCTTCTAATCCTAAATCTTTAGCTTTAAGTATTATCAGCTCTCTAGCTAGATCCATATCAATTTCTGGTATATCTTCAAAATCTAGTATTATATCGTTATGCATAGTTTTATTCTCCTCTAATAAAAATAACTATAGCGATATTTGTATAAAATGAAAGAACTAATGTCTAGCGCAGGGGTACTGGCTTATTAAGGTATAATATGTTAAACAATAAAGAGTTAACTCGCAAAAATAATATGGGATTATTGTAATGCCAATAACAACATACGCAGAATTAAAAACGACACTCACAGATTTTCTTAATCGTGATGACCTTACTTCTGTGTCTAGCACATTTATAACTTTGGCTGAGACTGATTTAAATCGAAAGTTACGCCACTGGAAAATGGAAACAAGATCCACTGCTGAGATTGACACAAAATACAGCGCAATCCCTGCGGATCTTTTAGAGCCTATTCGATTTCATATTACGAGTGGCAACACAAACCCACTAGAATTAATATCACAAGCTGAGTTACTTGATCGACAATACAAGCGTGGAAATGTATCAGGCAATCCACAATACTACGCAATGACTGCTGGCGAGTTGCAAGTACACCCAGCGCCAGATGGCGTATACAACGCAGAATTATATTACTACCAGAAGATCCCTGCATTATCTGACAGTAATACAACTAATTGGCTTCTGGACGAATATCCAGATGCTTATTTGTATGGAGCTTTGGTACACTCAGCCCCATATTTAAAAGAAGACGCTCGAATTACTACTTGGGCGGCTTTGTATCAAAGCGCTGTTGACGCTATAAACGCTGTCAGCGATCAAACTAAATACGGCGGCTCTGGTCGTCGTCTAAAAATAAGGGCATATTAAAATGAGTTTTTCTAATGAATTTGAAACAAGAGTATTAAACTATGTGTTTACTACATCATCTGTAACAAGGCCGACAGCATGGCACGTTGCATTATATACAGCCGCACCAAGTGATACTGGTGGTGGTACTGAAGTATCTGGCGGCGCATATGCACGTCAATCAGTTGCATTTTCAGTGTCAGGTAATACAGCTACAAATTCTGGCGCTGTTGAGTACCCTACTGCGACTGCATCGTATGGAACAGTTTCACACGTTGGAGTATTTGATGCGGCAACAGGCGGAAACCTAATTGCATACGCGGCTTTGTCTGCGTCTAAGGCAATTGATACTGGCGACGTATTCCGCGTTCCTGCTGGTGATTTAGACATTACTTTAGAGTAAATTAAATGACAGTTTACCGAGGTGGCTACGGCTACAGTCTATATGGCGAACATACATTCGGCTTTGATGGAGCAGTCAAGGACGCCTCAGTAACAATTTCACCAGCCGCAAGTGTTTCTGCGGCTGGCGCTAAAACAGCAGTTGGCTCTGCAACATCATCTAATAATTTAGCTATTTCTTCAGCCTATAATTTAACAAGAAATACATCTGTAGCTATACCGCAAGCGAGTACAACTACAGTTGTTCCTAATGTTACATTTGCAAGAAGTGCAACTATATCTACAGTAAGCGTTACTGGCGTTGGTATAGATAGGGTTAGGGCATCATCAACTTTAGTTTCAACTGTTTCTTCTACTGCCTCGGCTGGCAAGCGTGTGAGAGTTGCGTCTTCTATTGTGGCAACCACATCTGGCGTAGTGATATCTGGTGAGAGAGATAGGCAATCTTCTGCTACAATTTCGCCTACGTTGTCTGCAACGGCGTCTGGCGTATTTGTTGTAAGCGTTAGTGTTGCAATATCCACAACATCTTCAATAACTTGTGCATCAGAAAAAATATTTCAAGGAAGCTCAAGCATAACGCCTGCGTCTACATTCACAAGCTCAGTCGATAGGGTTAGATTATTAAGCCCACAAATAGTTACGACATCGAGTTTTTCCTCAAATGGGTTTGGCACGTTTGCTAGATCAGCAATTATAAATACCTCAAGTAATGTTGATGCTACTTGCAATAGGGTGTTTTTACTAAATACCACAATAATTAATACGTCTTCCACATCTTGCAATGCAATTGAGAAGTGGGAAACAATACCAAAAGTAACAGAAATATGGACAGCCGCATGATGTTGCAATTGAAGCATTTTTGTGGCACTATTCAGACAGCGCCTAACTTGCGTCTTTCACATACATCGCTGAATGATATTAGGTCGCAAGGCCAACTATAGGAGTTTAACATGGCAGATACTACAACAACCACATACAGTCTGGTAAAGCCAGAGGTCGGCGCATCCGAGGATACTTGGGGTACAAAGATAAATACCAACTTAGATAACATCGATAATCTTTTGGATGGCTCAACGCCTGTCACTGGTATTGATATTAACTCTGGATCAATTGATGGAACGCCAATTGGTGCAAACTCTGCGTCAACTATTGCAGGGACAACAATAAGCGCAACTGGAAATATTACAGTTGGCGGTACTGTTGATAGTCGTGATGTTGCGGCGGATGGCACTAAGTTAGATGGAATTGAAAGTGGCGCAACAGCAGATCAAACAAATGCAGAAATACGCGCCGCAGTTGAGGCGGCTAGTGATAGTAATGTGTTTACGGATGCAGACCATTCTAAACTAAACGGCATTGAGGCCAGTGCAGATGTAACAGATGTAACAAATGTAAAGGCGGCTTTAACTGCATTAGCTACAGGCACAGATGCAGTTGGTGGTGACTTTATCCCCGTCTATGACGCATCGGCTGGTACATGGGAAAAGCAGACTATTACCAACGCGGCTTTGCAAGGTGCAACTGGCGCAACAGGCGCACAAGGTATACAGGGGATACAAGGCGCAACAGGCGCGGCTGGCGCGGCTGGCGCACAAGGTGCAACAGGCGCACAAGGTGCAACAGGTTCACAAGGTGCAACAGGTTCACAGGGGGCAACTGGTTCGCAAGGTGCAACTGGCGCAACAGGCGCGGCTGGTACACCATCGACAACACATGATACTGTTGGTAGTTATTGTTGGGCATATAGAAATGCTGTTGGCGGCGGTACTAGTTTTGGTTCAACCTACGCGGGAAGTGACCTTAGAGCTACAGGTACAGGTACTTATCCTTACAGTAGACAAGCTTACGGCGATAACTACAGTGGTACTGCCTTGTCAGGAACATGGCGGTCTATGGGTATTGGTTCTGGTGCAAACAGTCGATTTGGTACTACACTATTTTGCAGAGTATCTTAATGAATAACAATAAAAATAGGAGGCGGTTATGCCACAAGTAACAATAACAGAGGTGCGTAACGCACAATCACT